CAACGCCTTGTGCACGGAATACGTTGTTAACCTGAATGTCAATCTTTCCAGGGTCTGCTGGCATGCGGCTGCGCACGGCCTGACCTGCTTTGCTCACACCACTGGCCAAAGCGTTTGCAGCTTTGGATACCACGGGCGTTAATACAGCCCCAGCAGCAGCCCCGGCAGCAGCCTGCCCGGCCTTGTCCTGCCAAAAGTCACCCCCGCCATTTGTAACAGGTTGCATGGCCGCACTCACTGCTCCGGCTTTTGCGCCCATTTTGGCAAGGTTTAGTACTGTAGGTGCGCCCTTCAAAGCCCCGCCGCCAATCAAGCCCATGGGGTTCGCCAAGTTTCCAGCAAGGCGCGATGCATCAAATCCTTCGCGGCCAGCAGCGGCGCGGTCAGCTTCGTATTGCTGTTCGCGGGTTTGCACGCGCTGGTTGAATTCAGCGCCACTGACTGGCCCAAACAGTTCCGCAGCATCGGTTGCCCCAACCGCGCCCAATCCGCCACGGATGCCAGAGCGCAGCAGGTTCAATCCCTTGTCAACACCTGGAATGTTTTGCAGTGCCTGGCCAACGGCTATGGGTAGGTCAGTGAAGCCCATAGCCGCACCGCTTAGCTTCCCTCCTTGGCTTGCATCGCCAATAGGGGGCTTTGGTGCAGTAGCTGGCGCGTCTTGCCACTTGCTATCAACGATAGGTGCGTCTTGCCATCCCATTATGGTTTCCTCCGTTGCTTGCCATCAGGTCCGACAAATACAGTTCCCGATGGAAGTGCATTGTATTCTGCGTCACTCGAAATGGTAGTGGGCTCCTGATTTGTTGGCGCTCTATTTTCTGATGGTTTTGGTACAAGACGTTCTGCTTTTCCGGCTGCAATTTCTGCGGCCCGAATCACGTTTGCAAGCCGAACCTGTTTGTCCGCTATCTGTTTAGGACCGTCGCCAATCTGTGGGAAGTACGATCTTGTGTAACCCTGCAATTGCTCTTTTGTGTAAGCAGCGCCAGTGCCAAGAGTCAAAGCCGCATCCAGCATATCAAGTTGTGCAGCCTCAACACGCTGCCGCGCTTCTGGCGTCACAAGGTTTGCCGGGGTATCACCTCCAACTATTGGGATGGACCTAACAAGCTCTGCAATGGTTCTTGGCTTTGCGGCGCTTGGAGATTCGCCCAGAGCGGTTAACAACTGATCTTGCGAGCCTCGAAGCCTTGCCAATAGCGTGCCAGCTTTGCGCTCTCCCTCTGTAACATTTCCGGGGCCTTTTGCCAATGGAGCCCCATCCGCTCCCATCACTGGTTTCGCCGTTCCCGTTCGCGGGTCAACCAAAACCAGCCCATTTTCTGTATCGCGTAGTACGCCCTTGCTGCCTTGCTCTGATTCCATGCGCGTCTTGGCAGCAGACGCCTTGCGCTCGTCTGCGCTTGCGTAGCTTGCGGCTGCGGCTGCTTTGTTGCGGCCAATCTCTGCGCGGCCTTGGTCGCCAAATAGAGCCACCATGCCGGGATTTAGGGTCTGGCTCTCTCCGGTGAACTGGTTGAAGCCCGCGCCAGTGGTCCCAATGTTTTCAATCAGCTTGTCACCTGCAGCGGCGGCTTGTGCCTGCCCAACGTTTCCAGCAGCCAAGCGGCCAGCAATCACATCATCGCTCAGACCCTGATTACGATATAAGCCGGTTGCCTTGGCAATGTCCTCTACATTGCCCTTGCCTAGAGCAAGACTGTTTTGCATGAGTCCTAGTGTGCGGTAAATCTTTGATGCCGTGTCGTCCACGGGCTGGCCTTGTGCAAAATCTGGTTGCGCCGCTTTGCCGTAAAAACTTGGCACCGGCATGGCTGGGCCTTGCGATGCATCGAACCTATTTGCAAGTTGTCCAGTTTGCGCATATCCAGAAAAGTCTTTGGCCTCGCTTGGTGCAATACCTTGCTGCATTGCTGCGGCCTCCAGTAGCGGCCCAAGTCCGCCGCGCTCTGTCTGTGCGCGGGTTGCGTTTGCCTCTTCAAGATTCTTGCTTGCAGAAGCGTCTGCCATACGCATTTGTGCGGATTGCAGGTCGCGCTTCGTTCTGGATTCTTGGGCTTGCTCTGCAGCTTGCATTTCTGCAACAGGGGCCATAGCCAGCGAGCGAAAAAAGTTACCCACACCGCTAGTTAGCGCCTCTCCGCCTTGCCCGCTTGTTGCTAGTCTGAATTTCATTGCATCACCTTAAATAATCCACGTAGGCCCAGCCAACGGAACCATGCTATTCACTCCAGGCTTTGCAGCCGCGCCAACACCAGCACCAGAAAGAGCGCCCATTCCATATGCTCCCAACGCACTAGCCGCCAATTGACCGCCCAAGTTTGGCTGTCCAGCCGCATCAATGTCAATCTGGTCGATGCTGGAAATGTTGTTTGCCCCGGCTCCAATGCGTCCAATTTCCCCGGCTGCATCGCCAAAGCCAACAGCCTCATTGCGGCGTAATTGCCGGGCTCCTCCAATGCGTCCAAAAATAGAGGCAAGCTTGCGATTTGATTCCATTGCCTTGGCGGTTTCTTGTGCCTTGGCTTTCAGATAATCTACGCTGCCTTGCGAGTCTTGAATGGTTGAGCCAATCTGCACTCCCTGAGCGGTTATCGGAGTGGCGCTTGCGGCCTGTTCAAACTTGCTTGTCAAGTCTTGGGTCAACTGATCCTGGTTGGCTGATCGCTTTTCTGGCTCAAACGCTTTGGCTTGTCGCGCAGCCACTTCTGTTGCTTGGTTTTGGCTTGCCAGTGCTCGCTGCTGCGATTGCACTGCCGCGCGTCGGCGCGATTCTGCTGCATCGCTCTGTGTTTTTGCGCTGATTGCAGTGCTTGCAATCATTGCGGCTATTGTTGCAAATGGTATAGTCATCTTTACTCCTTATCCGCCAGTGCCGGAATATTGCTTACCACTAAACAGGTTTCCAAAATACCCGCTTCCAGTGGATTGAGTTGGTGTTGCACTTCCGTATCTAGCCTTAAGAGACGCATTTGTCAGATAGGCTTGACCAAGATCGTCAAAGAGTCGGCCTACTGTGGCGCTCCCTGCATTGGCCTTTGCTGTTTCTGCCGCCGCTGAACTTTGACCAGCGGCCAGACTGGCGGCAGTGCCTGTATCAATTCCAGATTGCGCTAATCCGATCAGGTTTTGTCGTGTGCGTTCGTCTGCAGCTTTGAGGTCCGAAGCCGCACCAATGCCTGCCTGCTCCGCCTTAATTTGCCCCTCTCCGTAGCGCCCCCGCAAATCTCCGCCAGACTCTGCATCTACAGAGCCGCCAAGCAGACCGGAGCGGGCTAATCCAAACAGGTTATTCTTGCTGGCTTCTGTAAATTGCTTGTCCAAGTCGCGTGTTGCGGCTTCCTTTGTGGCGCTTTGTACGCCCATGTAAGGAGCATCACCAGCTTTTGCAAACTGCCCATTGATGGCATCTACAGCAGCCTGAATCTTGGCTTGTCGTGTTAACTCTTGTGCGCGCAGGTCGCCTGCGCCACCATCACCGCCGCCACCCATTTTTATCACCTGTTTTCATTTAATGCCCCTAGGTCAAGTTTCACCACATCGTATTTATGCGTGAACCCAAGTCTCCGCAAAAACCTGCTCATTGTTGGGCGTGTACACGCTTCAATTTCGCTTGCACCGGCTTGACGCGCCCAACTTTCAAATTCAGGCCAAAATAGATTTGCAATACTATCCAAGTTTGAACCAGCAAGCGCCAGCACATTGACAGACATTTTCGCTGAATAGTGCTTAAATGAAAAGACAATTCCCATCACTGGTTTATTATTTTCAAATATCACACCAGAAATTGCACTTCCGCTAAAAACCTTGGCCCTCAAATCATCTATATCAAAATCACCTTGAGATAAATCCATATACGGCCCAAGCAGATCAGACACTGATCTCCAATACTGATTTACCAGCTCTGGAGTGCTCAAAAAAAGCACCTTGAATTTATGAGTTTCCAAGGTCATCGTAATAGAGTGTCAGTCGATTAATTTGAGCTTCTAAATTTGCGCTGCAAATGAATTTGAGCTTGAATTCAGTTCCGGCAGCAGTCACAGGGAGAATGTCTCCGCTATACGTCCATCCGCCATTATCGCTGCCAACTGGAATTGTATCTACCAATACTCCGCTTCTGTTGCCGTCTACGGACACATACACTTCAATTGAGGTGACATTTTGACCATCAAAATCAAGTCCCGTGATAGACTTTAAAACCCCTGGCTTTGCAAAGTCAAGCCATTGTGTATCAGCCTGCACCCGGTGGCTTTCGGTATTTGTGTCGTTGTCACCAAAAAATACATCAGCAGCCATTACGTGCATTGACGTATCGCTGTCTTTGCGCAAATACATCTGGTTTCCGAGTGAGGCCCATGCGTTTATCTTGGCCGTAGCATCAGTCCCAAGTCCATGCCAGCTCCATGCATTTAGTTTTGCAGTCTTGCTGTAAGTCCACGATGCCCATCCGCGTTGCGAATTTTGGGGCAATGGAGTAACTGCGCGGATCGGCCTCACGCCAGAAGAAAAAGGGCGGGCGCTGAATGTAGATGAACTCCAAGCCATATTAGTTTTGTGACCAGTTATTGGGGGCTGCAATCCAGTATTGCGAAACTGGCCCCGCAGCTATGCCGATGACGGCAGGTTGCAGGCTTCCATTGGTAAATCTTGTGATTGCCGATGGTGATGGTGTTATTGGCTTGATTGGCAATCCAATGTCGATATCAGAAGGAAAAAGAGCGCTTGACAGCGTTGTCAGGGAACGAACGCCTGATTCTGACTCAAAAAGCAAGTCGCCGTAAAGGCTCACAATCGAACTGTGATGACGAGTCCCAACTCCATCAATAACTCTATCAAGTGACATTGCCGTAGGATCAGGATCAATCGTCCATAGCTGAATGGATTGATCTGTAAATACTGCAAGCTTGCCCTGATACTCTCCTAGGCCATAACATTTCTGTCCTTTGCCAAAATGCTGCGCTACTGGTAAAAACCCAGCTTCGCCCGATTTGTTCCAATCTGAGGCATCGCCCGGTTTGCAAAACCGCACTGTTTGCCCATCGTCAGAAATTGCATAAATTCGCGCACCCGCCGTGACCATAAGTCCAGAATTTGGCATATTCACATCGGTGATTGCAGTTCCGGTTACGGTGTCAGTAGAGGTATTGACGGTGAAAATCGACTTGTAGTATGTGGCCCCGCTGTCTGGCGTCATTGCCACAACAAATCCATTGTTCCAGCGAGATACGCCCATCAATCTTGTGCTGTTTGCGTCTGCAAAATTACCACCAGTACCAGACGAAATAAATGCATAAACAATCTTGTCGCCAGTCTCAAGATTAACCACGTCAAAAGTTTTGCCTGTGGACGCAACATTCCAGCAACCAAACGTCCAAAGGTATCCAGTATTGGACTCTAGGCCCTTCCAATTTGATCCAAGAGTAAATCCACCTTGGGCAACTTTCCACTTTGCGCGAGAGCGCAGCCAGCCACCCGGCTGTACATCCATATTGATCAGCACCGACAGGCTATTGGCTGGTGATACGCTGCTTGGCCTAGCCAGCAGCAGCCCGCCGTCAAACCGATCAAATGTGACTTTTGGCATTTCAGTCCCATACCTGAGTAAATCCGCCGCCTACCCGTGCAATAACCCGTGGACGGGCCTCTCTCAAGCTGGGCGGGATAAATCTGCGGCATTCTTTCTGACGATATTGCTCCTTGGACAGCATGCTTTTGAATGCTTGCCCAGCAGTTTCTGCATCTGGCAGTTGATAATGAGCCTTACCCAATGCAATGGCGTAA